AGCCGTACACCGGCCTCGAAATCCCTTGCGGGACCTGCATCCTATGCAGAGAAGAACAAGCACGGCAGGCAGCCGTGCGAATACACCATGAGGCAATGACATGGCCGAAAAATTCATTCGTGACCCTGACGTACAACGACGAGAAACTGCCGGAACACGGCAGTCTGGAGTACAGACATCTAGAGACATTCTGGAAAAGATTGCGCAAGCAAATCGGAAAACTGCGCTATTACGCAGTCGGAGAGTACGGAGACAGGACCCTTAGGCCCCATTATCACGCTTGCATCTTCGGACATGACTTCACCGAAGGCAGCATCATCACCAACCAGGCACCGCACAGACTGTGGGTGAACCTGGAACTGAACAAGATATGGGGCATGGGAGACGTCAGGATCGGAGCTCTGACATTCGAGACAGCCCGCTACACCGCGAGCTACGTCACCAAGAAACTCCGGCAAAAGCAGCAGTACGTGAGAGTCGACGAAGAGAGCGGAGAGTTAATCCCGCTACAACAACCCAGGGCATTCATGAGCAAGAACCTGGGACAAGCATGGTGGGAATCCTACGGCCACCAGCTGAAAGACCACGATTACGTGATCATCAACGCACGAAAGCAAAAACCACCAAAAGCCTACGACCGTTGGCTTTTAGAACAAGGAGACATACAGAAATTAGAGCAAATCAAGGCAAAGAGAATAGAAAAGGCACAGCCACAAACCAAAGAGCAGACGCGCGCGCGCGCGCGTAACGCGCACACACGCGCGGAAGCAAAGAGCAAGAAGCTGTAGCGACGTGCGCCATGGGGCGCTCGCTACAGCAAAGAGACGTTACCCACCGGTTGCACACACAAAGTGTGCACAACCCGTGGATAACGGAGAGTAGAGAGAGAAGAGAAAGAGAAACCAGCACCTTTTGGAAAAGGAGTAAGGAAAATGTTGAGAAACAGGACTGCATCCCAGCACAACTTCGCGGTAATCCCTCGCACGGACGTTCCGCGGTCACGCTTCTTGATGAAGCAAACCCGCAAGATGGCGTTCAACGCATCGGAACTGATCCCAATCATGTGCGAGGAAGTGTTGCCCGGAGATACCTGGCAACACACGGAAAGCATCATGGCGCGACTGGCAACGCCGATCGCGCCCCTGGTCGACGATATCGACCTAGAAACATGGTACTTCTTCGTACCAAACCGATTGACCTGGCCGGGAACCGGCATCCACAGCAAGTGGGAACAGTTCATCACGGGACAGGACACGGCACTAGTCGTGCCGACGGTAGCGCCGTACTCGGCGACGTACGAAACGCTGGAAGGCAGCGTGTTCGACCACTTCGGAATCATGCCGCAGACGTACACCAGCCCGTACGTGTACGTGAACGCACTGCCCATCTTCAGCTACTTCCTGATCTACAACGAATGGTTCAGAGACGAGAACCTGCAGAACGAATGGACATGGGACCTGACGCAGCAGCAGTACGGGAGCACCGGCATCAGCAACGGCACCGCGTGGGACCAGATGCCACTGAGGATCAACAAGCGGAGCGACTACTTCACCAGGGCACTGCCCTGGCCGCAGAAGGGAACCGCGGTATCCATACCGCTCGGGACCGAAGCACCGGTGTTCGTGGACTCAAGCATCAGCACGGGCAACAGCGTCGCAGTCACAGTGGAAGGCACGACCACGCATCGACAGATCGTGAGCCAAGGCGCGGGAACGGGCACAACCTGGGGGGCGGCAAGCAGCTCGGGACAGACACCGCAGCTCTACGCGGACCTCTCAAGCGCAACAGCGGCAACGATCAACAGCCTGCGACTGGCAATGGCAACCCAGCAACTGCTGGAGAAAGACGCACGGGGCGGCAGCCGCTACGTGGAGTCGCTCTTGGTCCATTTCGGGACCCGCCTGGCCGACTTCCGCGCCCAGCGGCCTGAATACCTGGGAGGGAGCAGGATCCCCATCACGGTGAACCCAATCGCACAGACAGCCACCTACTCGGAAGATGCGGTGAATGACCTGGCACTGGGAAACCTCGGCGCAGAAATGCACGCCTCGGGAAGAAAGCGAAGCTTCACGTACGCAGCCACGGAGCACGGGTACATCATCGGACTGTGCGCCGTACGGGCAACGCCGACGTACCAGCAGGGCACCAGGAGGCACTGGAGGCGATCGACACGACTGGACTTCTTCTGGCCAACCCTGGCGAACCTGGGAGAGCAGGCAGTGGCAACCCAGGAAATCTACCAGCCGGCGAACAACACGCCGAGCAACAGCACCTGGGGCTACCAGGAAAGGAATGCCGAGTATCGGTACACGCCGAACGAAATCACCGGCGTCCTGAGGAGCACCGCAGCCACACCGATCGACTGGTGGCACTACGCAGAGGAGTTCGGCGCAGAACCGGCACTGAACGCGGCGTTCATCACGGACAAGACCAAGGAGACGCTGTCACGAAGCCTCGCAACGGGAGCGGAGGCGAACTGGAGCGCCCAGATCATCATGGACGTTCTGCATGAAAGCCAGGTCGCCCGCCTGATGCCGGCGTACAGCGTACCGGGACTCAGCCGCTTCTGACGCACGGAGTAGGAACATGGACCCAATCACCACCGGCGCCCTGATAGGCGCCGGCTCAAACATCATCGGCGGCCTGTTCGGGAAGAAATCCCAAAGCAGCGCCAACAAAGCAAACATTCAACTGCAGAGGGAACAACGCGCCTGGGAGGAGCGCATGAGCAACACCAGCTACCAGAGAGGCGTGAAAGACCTCCTGGCCGCAGGACTGAATCCCATGCTGGCCTATGCGCAAGGTGGCGCGAGCACACCGAGCGTGAGCGCAGCAACCGTGCAAGCGGAGGATGCACTCGGGAAAGGCATCAGCAACTCGGCAGGAGCACTGGAACGGGCCAGCTCGGGCTGGTACGAACAACAGAGACGCCTGGCGGAGATCAGGAACCTCAACATCCAAAACGCCATAGGCCAGGAGAAGGCCAAACAGGAAGGGTACAAAACCCAACTGGACGCGGCAGGCAGCGCGGCCAAGCAAGCAACCGCAGCAGGAGTCGCAGAGACGGAATTCGCAATCCTGCGGCAACAGCTGGACAACCTGGTCAAGCAGGGAGAACTCACACGCCAGCAGGCAAACCAAATCTCCACGATGCTGCCGGAACTACACCGAGCAGCCAGCGCGGACGCAAAGCTCAGAGAATTCGAAATACCAAGCGCAAAAGCAGGAGCAGAAGTATGGGAAAAGATAGGAACAGCAGGAGCGGGAACGTCGATGGGATCAAAAGCCCTGAAAGCAATCCTCGACATGTGGAAAGCCACGAAAGGCGGAAAATGAAACTCCACAGAAACCACGGCCTGGGAATCACCCAGAACCACGAACCGACCCTCACGGATCAATCCCTGGCGGGAAGCACGGATATCAACATCATCGTGACGCAGTTCCTGCGAACGGGCCAGGGACCCCAGGGAGCAACGCCCATCTACGCGGACTTCACGCAACTGCCAGAGGACCTCCGCGGGTTCATCGAGATGGGCAGAAGCATCGACAGCCTGGTCACCCAGCTGCCGGAAGCACTCCGCGGAATCCCAGTGCGGGACCTGATCGGAATGACAAACGAACAGATCAACGCTAAGCTCCAACCGCCGGAGAAACCGGCAGACAAACAGGATGAAAAGAAATGATGAAAATCTACGCGATCCGTGACCGGCTCATCGACTACTTCATGCAGCCGTTCGTGGGACCGGAGGACAAGGCGGTCCTGGCGAGCGTCGCCAGGCTGGTCAACCAAGGAGAAGTTACAAGTGATATTGCGCAAGCACCGCACCAGTTCGAAGTCTGGTCACTCGGCCAAGTCACGGACGACGGGCACCTCGTACCGGAAAGGCAGTATCTCGGGGACTGCTCCAGCCTCGTTCGTCCTGGTCGGAGAACCCCCGCAGCCGGAGATCGAGAGACTCCTACGTCTGAAATCAGCCGCCACAGCCCGCCTGGAGACTTTACAGCGTACGACGGTACCGGCCCTTACCCTGTACAGGGGGGAACACCGAGCGGCCCTGGGAAGGCTTCGTAGGCAGATAAGGCACCTGGAGGAAGCACTCCAGGCTGCCAAGACAACCACTGACTAAGTCAGGTGGTGTCAACAGGACCATCTTAATCAAGAAAGGAGATGGTCCAGACTTACCTGACAGAGTCAGGTATAACGGGGCTGTAGACAAGCCCCGTTTTTTATGAATCAAGGAGACGAAAATGCGCAGAGCAATGAGCGGCGGGAAATACAAGCGGAAGTTCAATCGTGCGCACAAACGCACAAAAGCAGTTAACCGACCCGGCTCCATGAGCCGTGGCGGATTCCGCTTCTGACATGGCATGCACCGCACCCATGCGGGCATACAAGGCGTCCACGGGACGCCTTGTTTTTTTCAAACCAACCGACAAGGAGTACCACCAACAGCCGTACACCGGCCTCGAAATCCCTTGCGGGACCTGCATCCTATGCAGAGAAGAACAAGCACGGCAGGCAGCCGTGCGAATACACCATGAGGCAATGACATGGCCGAAAAATTCATTCGT